TCTTGTTCGTTAGTTTTGGCGATTTCGGCCCATTTGTTTAAATAAGGGTGTTTGGGGTCGGTACCTATATTTGGTCCAATTGGTTGCCCAAGCGGCTTATGTGAAGCAGCGCTAAGATCTTTTGTTAACATCTTAAAGAAATCATGCTTATATTTATTTGGGTTTCCTATTGCGGCCATAGCCATAACTGTCCCTGCTTGATGGCCTCTGGGCCAACCAGATTGTAGCCCGAATACATAACGTGTACATCTTGTCCATACTCCGCCAATATTTACTTGATCAATTGGGAAGGTGTGCGCGTGTTTTATTTTGTTGCCCTTTCCTTCCCAAACTGTAAATGCTGTTGCAAAATTATCTTTTGTTTCATACCCGCCGCCGTCGATGGTTATAATTAAAGCTTCCTCTAAATTGCTAGAAAAAAATGCATTTGCTGCATGACACTGATGGTGTCCAAAAACATGTAATTCTCCATTATTTTTTTCTAAAATGTCCGTAATTTTCTTATAAGATCTTTCATGTTTCTTAAGTCTCTCAACAGAATGACAGGTGGCAAAATGATTAATGTCCTCAAATTCTTCATACTCTTCTAAAAGGAAGCGAGCACTATCGGCTGCCGGCTCTTTTTCTCTAATATATCTTTCATATTCTGCGTGTACAACAGGTTTCCCACTGTCTAATACGCAAAAAGAACAATCATGTCCTGACCAAAGGCCTGCAATTTTCATTTTATTCCTCTCTCATCCCTTCAAATACTGTTGTTTTGTATTTTGAATTTTCTTCTAATAATGTTTTAAAAAAATCAATATCAAGCTTCAAGCTTTCTACCATCGCTGCTATTGTCCTTGTGTCTTTTGGTAAACAAGGCCCTCCGAATCCTCTGAAAGCTTCGTTGCAATCCAAATACACATCATTAATGTGATTTCTTTGCACTATCGTATTTTTTATTTTGCTATAATTGGCGTTATTTGCCTTACACACTTCATAAAAACTATTTGCAAAAGTTACCAAAGTTGCATTATATATATTATTGAAATACTTAACAAATTCTGCTTCTAAAGGGGGCAATTGTACAAACTTTTTTGGATATTCCCCATGAGCTTTTGTTAATGTTTCATATACTTTAGAACTATCAGTTCCTATGACACACAAATCATGATGTTGCATAAAATCTTCAACTGCGCATCTTTCTCTCAAAAACTCCGGCACAAAACATAGTTCTAAATTTGAATATTTATTTGAAAAATGGTTTGTTGTTCCTGGTGTCACTGTAGATTTTATAGCAACAATACCATCATAGTTAAATTCGTTTAACTCAGCAACAACAGATTTAACAATATCAGTGTTGCATTCTCCATTCTTTTTAGAAGGAGTTGGTACACAAACAAAACATATATCAGTATTGAGCACCTCTTTAATTGAAGTGTTATGTTTCAAATCATGCGCACACATTTCATGTCCTAAATGTTTTAGTCCTTGATATACTGCATTCCCAACAATTCCAACACCAACAACGCCAATTTTCATTTTACTTTTCTCCAAGAGTTTTTGTAAATAAGCTTAGATATTCTTCAACAAGATTGTGCATTTCATATCTTTTAACGTTATTATAGCAAACTTCTATATCACTATTAACTGGAAAGTACATATTTTTAGGCACATCAACTATACAATTTTCATTTAGAACTGCAGTTGCCATCCCTACATCCCTAGAAATAATAGGTATTTTCATAGCGGAGGCTTCTAATATTGCTTGTGGACCACCTTCAGTTCTAGATGCAACAATATATAAATCACAACAAGCATACATATCTTTTAATGTTTCCAGTGGTGCCATTTCTATAAAATGAAAATTAATATTTTCTTCTTTGAGCCTATTAACCACATATTGTCGTCTCCAGCCGCCTAACAATACAAATAAATTATTTTTATTAATCTTTTTAAGAGATTCGATAAAAAGATCTGGGCCTTTCTCAAGTTTGGGTGTGATTAAATCCGACCCCTCTGTGTCTCTTTGAAAACTTCCGACCACATAAGCATCGAGTGGAATTTGTAATTTTTCTCTGGCTTCTAATTTATCAGTTTGTTGCCATATCTTTGAATTATACCAATATCCAATAACTTCTACTGGTTTTTTTGTTATTTTAGATATAAAGTCTTTAGTTTTTTGACACGGAGTGTGATATTGATCTACAAACTTATCTCTAATAAGAAATTCACGAAGAGAATCTTTAGTAAATTTTTGAGGGACTATATGGTGAATCGTCATTACAACTTTCTTGTCCATAAGAAGTTTGTGTGGGATTTTTCTCCACAACCACGGGCTAACAACCCATAATAAATCTGCTTCATTTAAATTGTTTGTATGGTTCTGTGGCTTAAGTTCTCGCCACTCCTTCACAATTCTATCAAGAATCCAATTTTCTTTTGGTGCTAATGAAAAAATCTTCATATTTTTTTGCTACCGTCCTCATGTCAAAATCATTATCATAATCGTTTTTTATTTTTTTTGTGAAATCCATCGCCGGTGGATCATATAGTTTTACAGGCTCAAAGTCCCACTCATCTTCTTTGATGACAATCGCCTCTGGGCCGGCGATTTCTTTTGTTCCACCTGCAGAAGAACATATGATTTGACATCCACTGGCCCGGGCGTCGACCACAACATTTGGACAATGATCAAGCCAAGTTAGGTGTATAAAATATTTAGCCCTTTTGTATAAAGAAATAAGCTGCAATATGCTTATATTTCCAACATAAAATATTCTGTCCTCTTTTAAAATATCTTCGCTTTTATTACCGGCAATTACCAAACAGTCTTTTTCGGAAGAATGTTCTAAAAAATAATTTATATTCTCCGACAATCTTTTATGTGGTCGCCAAGATGAAGCGCAACACCAAACGTTTTCATATTTGTCCAATTGCGAATTCGCTAGTATTGGCACTTTATCGATGTACTCAATATCAGCGCCGTTGTGTATAACAATGGAATTTTTATGTTCTCCAAAATATTTTGTTATAAGTTGCTTATTAAAATTTGATTGAAAAATGGCGCCATCAGCGCCGTCATAAGTCCTTTTTATGTTTGTATTCCGTATTCTGTAATTTTGCGCTGTGTTGAAATATATGCCGTCTAATCTTTGAAATAATGGTACATTATCAAAAGCACTTCTATAAGATTCTATAAAACATAATCTTGCATCCGGGGCTTTATTTATATCAAAGGTCGCATCTAAGTATTTCATCAATTTTGAAGCAAAGTGATTCGGCCCAGAAGTGCTTTGTAAATCAACATTTTCTAAGTGTATGTTCATATTCTTGTATATGGTTTCTTGTTTCTGATTGTTTGTGCTAATTCAGATTGTCTCTGTGCCTTGATTTTATCCACATTTAAGGGGTTCTCTGTGTTATATACGTACAAGACCTCTGGAATGTATTTAGAGCGCTCAGAGGCCATCTCTAGAAGCGGCAGCATGATCGCTTGATCGTATGTCATCTCATAATACTTGTTGCCGTCTTTTAGGTCGTTTTTATCTAAGTTTTTCCATAACTTATATTTAAAAGTTCTTAAATGAGAGGCCCTCCATTGATCTTTCCGGAAAGAATTTGTTTTAACGACTTCTTTTGGATACTCAGATGGCTCAACTCCCGGTGCTCCTCCTGGGTTGTAAATATAACTTCCGTAAGTCATTAGCGTGTTATCTTCATAGGCGCCGCAAAGTTTATCTAAAGTTCTTGATGTTGCGAACCAATCATCGCCATCAAGTAAAATAATCACATCTTCATCATTACATTCTAAGTTATTAATAGTATGTACAATATTTGCAAGTGCATATTTTTTAGTTTTGTTTATAACTAGCTTAAATCGATTATCGCCAGATATTTCATTTTTTACAATGTTTTTTGAATTATCATTTGACATGTCATCAATAAACGTACAAGTAAAGTTTTTATATTTTTGTTTTTTAATACTTTTTATACACTTTTTAATCCATCTCTCACAATTATAAAAAGGAACAACAATATTAAATTTGGCTAAACTATCATTTATTTTGTCTTTTGGTAGATTTAAACATTCTTGAGCAGCTTTTTCAATTTCATTCCAAAAAATATTTGTTCTTTGTTCCAAATATTCTAAAGTTGATTCTTTATTAGAGAACCATTCTTCATCTTTATGTTGCACGTTGGTGTTCAAAATAAGTTTACAATCTAAAAGCCTAGCTTCAATGGTCATTCTCGGACAAGTGTCACCGGCTTTTGGAAAAAATATTATTCCTTTTGATTTAGCTAATTTCTCAAGAAGCTCTTTGTGCTCTAGACCCCAAACTAGTTCGTAGGTTAAATTATTTTTTTCTGCGTATTCTACCGCGTCTTGAACGCCTTTAATCCATGACGAAGAGTTTAATATTAAGTACTTGTCTTCTTTTTTGCTAGTATCGAGCGATCTAATATGTCTTAATGTTTTTTCTGAAAACACAGAGCTTAATACTTTGTTGTTTGATTTCTTTAAAAATGGAAAGATCTCTTGATACTTATTTTTTTGGTCGTGTGACATCCACCATGTTATTTTTGAGTTATTCAAAAATAAAGAGACAATTTTCCCATTTTTACTTTTGTGACAATTGCAATTGCCTGAACTGGATATATGTTTGCCAGGCGACCGAAAATCACAATATTTATAGTCATATTCCAAAACGCTATAGTTTAAATGTTTGGCGGCGTACAATAAGCATTCCTTGGGAACATGTGCAAAATTTCCAAAAATCCAAAATGCCTCTTTATACCTTTCCATTAATTTTTGTAAATTTGGATTTTTAGAATTTATTTTAGTATAAGGAAGCAGGCTGTCTAACATGATCGCCTCTGTTGTTAGTTCGGCGCCGCCCTCATATTGACTGGCAAACATATCTGCTACAAATGCTATCATTAACTATTTTTAGCCATTAGTTTTGCGAACATTTCATCAACTTCTTGCTCTTCCGCGTCGTTTGTAATTAAAGATTTTACAATATCTACAACTTCTTTATACTTTTTTTCTTGTGTAAAATTGTCGCATATATACTTTTTAAGTTTTGTTGCTTGTGATTTGAACCTGCCGTAATCTTTATGTAGTTCTCTTAGTCTCATTTTATATGATCCTTGTTTTGGATAACACCACATTGAATCTTTTACCAGCACATTTTCCCAAACAACTTCTTTTTGGACTGGGGCCATGTCATAATCAACTTTTGCATAATAAGGCTTCTTTTTGATCTTGCCTTTTTTGTCCTTTGTGGGTATATACAAATAATCTGTGTGCCCGCTCCAATCAGGTGCTATAACCGGCAATCCATTATATGCCGCTTCAAACATTGGAAGACCAAACCCTTCTCCATGCGCCAAAGATATGAGAGCTTTTATTTTATTATGGCAATAAAGAGAATTTATTTCTCCAGCAGTAAGATCACCATGAAGCAAATAAATTTTACATTTCTTTTGTGGATAGTTTTGGTTTATGCTTTTAATTCTTTTTTCTGTTTCAAGGCGATCTATTAAAGAATTATTAACAATATTTGCTTTTAGTATTAATCCAACTTCTTGATCTATAAATTCTTCAATAAACCAAGCTATTGTATTTTCTAAATTTTTTCTTGGGGCCCATTGTGCATTTATTAAAAAATTAAAATCCGTGGTTAAGTCTAAATCAAATTCTTTAATATCAGTTTCTCTAACCGGGTAATGCACTACTTCAATTGGAGTTGTGCAACGAAAGCCGTTGCTAACCACCTGCCCTGTCTCATTGTCTGTCACTGTGTAAACTGTATTGGCATAGGAACTTTTCGCAAACTCAGAAATTGTGATTATTTTGTCAACAAGATTTCCTTTTTCAATCCACGCTGGAGACACTCTAGTTGTTTCGATTCCTGCTGTAACCCCAATATTTATTGGAGCTAATTTTTCCCATTCATTTGGTATTGTAACTTGCATAGATATATCATAGTTGGGTGATGGATTTTGTTCTTGATAGACTGCTGTTTTTGCGACAATGGAGTCTAACCAGCGTCTTTCTTCTGTGTCCTCGTATACCCAACCAGTTCCGCCCCAATTAACGGGGATTAAATACACATCAAACAAGTCTTCGCGCTGCCTCAAAGATCTTAAAATAAACCGAGTGTGCTCACCATATCCGCTTCTGGTTAAGGCCGGCCCTCTAACTAAAACTTTTTTCATATTACCTCTTTAAATTTCCATGATTGATAATTTTTTCTGGTTTCCCATGATCCCCATTCGTTATGAATATATGTAAAAAGATCGTCCCATTTTTTCATGATCTTTTCACGATTATAATTGGTAAGAACATGTTGGCGCCCTTTTCTGCCCATCTCTTCTCTTTCTTCTTTTGTCATATTATACATTTTTTCCATTGCATCAACAACTTCCTTACCATTAAGACGATCTTCATAAATCCACGGAATATCTTGAGATCCAATTATTGCTTTTGAAGAAGGTTCAATTCCAATACCAAACCAATCTTTCCCATCAGTAACTTGTTCTTGGAGGCCCCCTGTCATTGTTACGATTATTGGTGTTTCACAGGCCAATGATTCGAATGTCGCCAAACCAAACCCTTCTGCATCCGCCACATTGATTGTACAATCAGCTAGATTATATAATTTAGCTAAAACATCTGGTGGGTATTTCTGTGTAGAAAACATTACTTCACTATTTGTTAGGCCTAGGCTATTTATTATCGCCTCTAAATCTTGTCCGTGAACATCTTTTACATCGGTGTGCATAACTAGTGAGGCCTTATCATGGCCCACTCTATCTAGAAAATCTTTGAACCAAAATATTACGCTTCCACTTTGTTTTCTTCGAGCGTTTCTATTGTTCCAAAAAAATACAAACTTTTGTTCACCATCATTGTTTATGAAGTTGGTCTCTTTGGCGAGGCCGGCCTGAAAAAGATCCTTTACTTCTTCTTTAGAATATTTTCTGAATATGTTTTCGTCAATAACATGAGGAATATATTCTTTTTTTACATCAGGGGCAACAATTCCAACAAGCTCATTCGTAACTTTAGAAATTGTTGCAATAAAATCATTTGATTCATAAAATCGTTTATTAAAAGTTGGGGGAGGATAATTGTCCCAAACGTGATAGTACACCATCGGAGCAAGAGATCTTACTTCATGTTCGATATGCCAAAGCCAGCCCCAAAATCGTGGGTCTGTCATAAACCAAACTATATCAGGTTTTTCATGTCTAAGCATAGAGCGCAGCATTTCTTGGGTTCCATAGCCATCCACTGGGTGGATTACCCAATCATCCTCCCATTGTTTTGTTTTTACTACCTCGTAATTATCATGTTTCATCGCGCCGCCCAAACTAAGAAAACTATATTTTCCAGTTTTTAACATTGCTTCAATAATATATTTTGTTTGTGTACCGATTCCTGATGGGGAAAAGGGGTGGTCACCTAAAGTTAAAATTTTGATTTTTTTATCCATTTATACCTCTTATGTACAGTATTTTGTTTTATAAAATTCACATGTGCCATATCTCCCATGACAAGACAATCTGTTTTTAATAAAAATACTTTTGTCAACATTATAAAGCACTTTGTTTAAAAAGTTAATAGCATTTTGAGTTTTTTTTGGGCCGCTTGTTGCTTTGTAAAGTTCAATATTGTTATTTTTTGCAGTTCTTTTGACTAAACCAAAGTATGTTTCAATATTTTTTGGATCTATATCGTGTTTTAAGGCAAAATAATATTTATAAAAGGTTAACTGATAAGTAACCATTTTATCTGTCTTTTTTCTAGAATCCCATCCCCATGAGCATGTTTTCCAATCAATGACATGATATCTGCCGTCTTTAGTTTTTAAAACTAAATCAATAAATCCTTTAAAATTGTACTCTTCTTTTAAAGAAGCTTTTATAGGTTCATATAATTCTTCTTCTACAGAAACAACTTCAAAATCTCCAAAATAATCTTTTAAGGCGTCCATGGACAAAGGGGCCAAAATATCGCCTTGTTTTCTTAATTTATCAATCAATTCTTTATTAAGATTGTTTTTAACTTTTTCTGGTAGTAGTTGTAGTTCTTCGAGAAACTTATTTTGAAAATATTCTTTTTCATCAATTGTTTCTTTAAGCAAAACTTTCTCGTATGTTGAGTGAATTGCTGTTCCAAAAGCAGTGTATTCATTCCCTTCAAAACTTTTAAGTTTGTCAACGTATGTAAGTTTATGCTTCCAAGGACACTCTTTCCAAATTTTCATTTCTGAATAAGACAAATGAGCCATGCTTTACCTCTTAATCTTTCTCTTTTCCGTATGCTTCTAATATTTCTTTTGTAGTTTGTTTTTTCGTGGGTTTTGGTGTAGGCTTTTTCTTGGACGCCGGCTTTTTTTGAGTTGCCGGCTTTTCTACTGGCTTTTCTACTGGTTTTTCTACTGGCTTTTCTACTGGGTTTTCTTCAGCGGCGCGTGCCGTGCCAGAAGAAAGCTTAAATACCCATCTTCCAGTTTGCACTTCTGGATATCCGTTATCGCTGCGTAGAACGTGCCTATGCGGTTTTGCGCAATCAGTTTGTGTAAAATTATAGCCTTGTCTATTAAGCTCTTTAATTACTTCGTACGTATCATAATACACCACTCCTTTCCACTCTGGCTGTGTGTACACAGTTAAATCGGCGTACAACAAATGTTTTTCTTTATCTATACTAACTTCAAATTTATTTTTATTTCCCATTTTTTCTCCTTTAGTGGATCATATCCGTAAGTTTATTATATAATTTAGGACTTACATTATTTAAATACTTTCTATCGCCAATAAAATAATGTTCAAATCCATTTGCGAAATATTCTCTGAGCGACGTTGCAGCGTATGGCGAATAAAAAAGTCCCATTGATATGCTCGTCAAAGTCTCATATCCAACCTCTTGATATAGAAATCTATCAAACTCATCATTATATTCTACCTGAAGACAAGTGTTGGGCGGGATAGTATATCCTTCAGAATTTAACAAACTACACAATCTTTGTCGTTTTCCTACAAATTCTCTTTCAATTTCTCCATCAAAGTATATTTCTTCGTTCATTAATTTTTCTACTGAATGTGCTGTTTCGTGCACAATATCATCTATCATGTCCTCTTCGTTGGTTTGGTTATTACTAACATATATTGCATCGTCTTTATACAATGCATTAACATTCTTTTTATTTAGAAAGTCAAAATTCCCTACATAAATAGAATCAACAAAGTGCATCAAATGAGAAGGAATACGTTTTTCAATATATTCAATTACATAATCTACATCAACATCATTTGTCAGAGGGTCTTGTACGTAAAACAACTTTCCATGTAAAAACTTTTCTTTATTTTCTTTTAAAGTTGTTTTATGTGATTTTTTAATATATTCAGTGTCCATTCTGTTTTTGTCTTTTTGTTGTTTCTTCTTCCCAAGATTTTCGGCCTTCTTCAACGTCCAACAAAGCCTGTTGGTAGCCTCTAATAAAGTTTTCTTCCGCTAATGGTAAAAGAAATTCTGGAAATTCCTTAGCCATTACTTTAAGAATCATTTCAACGTTAACTTCCCCATTTTCCGGGTTTTCTTTTTTACCTACGTATTCAATAAGCCATTCCTTCATCTCAGAATCCGGCTTTACTGGCTTAAGCAAATCTGGGTTTTCATTACTAATATCATCTTTTACGTCTACATTATTCTCTTTCATTATATACCTCCATTATTCGTTTGTCAATAAAAAAATTAAAGAAATTAAAGTACTTTTGCTGCCAATGTCGCGACTTTTGAGCGTTCACCTTTGATAAGCGTTATATGGCCAGACAATTCATAACTTTTGAACTTTTCTATCGCATATGTCAATCCGTTTGATGTTTCATCTACATAGATGTTATCAATTTGTTCAATATCTCCTGTTAAAACAATTTTAGTGTTTTCTCCAACTCTTGTAAGAATTGTTTTAAGTTCATGGGCAGACAAATTTTGAGCTTCATCGATTATAATAAAAGAATTTGCAATAGAGCGCCCTCTTATATATGTTAAAGCTTCTATTTCTATTGTACCATCATCTGTATACATTTTAAGAGTCTCTTTGTCATTTCCCATTAAAAATTGTAAATTATCTTGTATGGGCATTAGCCAGGGGCTCATTTTCTCTTCCATTGTTCCCGGTAAATATCCGATATCTTTCCCCATGGGCTGGATTGGTCTAGATACCACCAATCTCCTATACGGGGCGGCGACTCTTCCTTCAACAACTTGGGCCAAACCTGCAGCTATCGCCATTAATGTTTTTCCGCTTCCTGCTTTGCCAACCAATGTAACAATCGGTACAGTTGGATCCATTAATAGATCAAATGCAAAATTTTGTTCTTTATTTCTTGGGCGAACACTCCATACGCCTTGTTTATGTTCTCCGTTTATTCTTTTTAAGGGCTTAGAATAATTATAAAATCTTGCAAGTGCTGTCTTTTTTTCACTTGAATTTGATACAAGCATAATATATTCATTTGGGTAAAGTTTTATTTCATCTTTTTCTAAATGAATGGGCTCTCCATTATAGAATTGTTCTATTAGTTCGTCATCTACCAAATGGGTTCGAAATCCCCTATATAAAGACCCTGTGTCTTTTACAACTTGATTTACTACGTAATCTTCGCACAATAAACCTAATGCATCGCATTTAACGCGCATATTGATATCACGAGAAACCATAATAACTTTTCGATTGGGATGGTGTTCTCTTTCATTTAATGCTACACCAATAATTTCATTATCAGGAATTTTAAAATCGAAATCTTCAGGAAGGTCAGATTTATCACAGCTTTTGGCGAATAATATACCTTTTCCTTTGCCAATTCTTATTCCTTTATATAAACTTCCTTTTTCCCTCAATGAATCTAGAATGCGTATTATGCGTCGTGCGTTCGATCCAACACTATCTTGGCGCTTTTTATGATTGTCGATTTCTTCTAGAACTTTAAGAGGGACTATGATATCATTATTTTGATAAGCAAAAATAGAATTTGCATCAGTTAAATAAACACTAGTATCTAAGACATATATTTTTTTTGCCATAAACTCTCATAATAAATAGTTCTCTATATGTATTAAAATAAAAAAATAAAAAAGAACGATTGATATTTATTTTAATAATTATTTATAGGAGAAGACCACCATGTTTAAAAGAATAAAGACTACTATTCTTTGTATTGTGCTATTTTTGACGTTATTTTCTTGTGCACATTACCAAAAGAATGTTGAAGATATGTTACCTCGCGAAGGGTTTGTTCACTTACGTAAAACATTAACAGTTTCATCTTGTAATAATGATCATTGTATATCAATGAAATTTAATTCAGCCGCTTCCGGATTTGTAATAAATAAACAACGTGATGGAGCGTTTGTTTTAACAGCTGCACACTTTTGTGAAGATTCTGTACCAAAATCAACAAACGGAGCGTCTACATTTTCTACATATAAAGTAAGAAATTTATATGGAGAAGAATATAATGGTGTGTTATTACACTATAAACAAGATATTGATGTTTGTCTTATGTTTGTCGAAGGGTTAACAAATGATATAATAGAAATAGAAATGTCTTCTAGTGAACCAATTCCTGGTGAAAAAGTATATAACATTGGGGCGCCCTTAAGTATTTTTGGGCCGGACATGGTTCCAATATTAGAAGGTCGTTTTAATGGCAATCTCGGAAATCGATCTTTTTATTCGTTGCCTGCGGCGCCGGGAAGCTCTGGTTCTATGATTATCAACGCAGACGGCGAACTAATTGGAATTGTCCAGGCCGTATATATTCGTTTTAATACTATATCATTGTCTGTAACTCATGAAGATTTAAAAAATTATATTGATGTACATGTTAAAAAATATATAGCATATAAAAATGTAATGAAAGACCTTGGATTAAAAAATATCTTTATTGTTCCGGAACCTAACTAAGTTCTCTTCCATATTAATTTTCCAAGTTTGTTTGAAACCTTTTTTAAGTTTCTATGTGCATTTAAAGCGGCCATATAATTATCTGTATAGTCGTATAAGTCATCTTCTGTATACAACAAAAAGGCTGTACAGAATCTTTTAACATAATTTTCATACTCTTTTTCTTTTGTTGGAAAATCTTCAAATCT